AAAGGGCGTGCGACGCCACCGGCGTCAACAACTTCGCAGCCATGCAGCAGCTCGCCCTCGCCTCGTGGCTGGTCAGCGGCGACGTGTTCGCAGTCGTCAAGCAGTACGACCCGACGCCCCTCATGCCCTACTCTCTGCGCCTCCATCTGATCGAGGCCGACCGCGTGGCAACCCCGACGAGCTCCGGCATCGTCACCCCCATGCTGCTGACCACCGGCAAGGCAGCCAACGGCAACACCATCTACGACGGCGTCGAGGTGGACAGCAACGGGCAGATCGCCGCCTACCACATCCGCAGCACATACCCCTTCGAGCTGGGTGCGACGACGACCAAATGGGCCCGCGTGGAGGCATACGGTCGACGCACCGGGCTCCCGAACATCCTGCACATCATGGAGAGCGAGCGCCCGGATCAGTACAGAGGCGTCAGCTATCTCGCGCAGGTCATCGAGCCCCTGCTCCAGCTCCGGCGCTATACAGAGAGCGAGCTGACCGCGGCCGTCGTGGAGAGCTTTTTCACGGCCTTCATCAAGACAGAAGCCGGCGCCGGCGACAACCCGTTCAACGAGGTGGGGAGCAGCCTGCCGGAAGTGACCAGAGATCCCAACGAGTACGAGATGGGCCCGGGCCAGATCAACATCATGGAGCCCGGCGAGGATGTCACCTTTGCCGACCCGAAGCGACCGGCAAGCGGCTTCGACAGTTTCCTGCGCGCTATCTGCGAACAGGTGGGCGCAGCACTCGAGATCCCGGCCGACCTGCTCCTCAAGGCGTTCAACAGCTCGTACAGCGCCAGCCGTGCCGCTCTGCTTGAGGCGTGGAAAGCCTTCCGCATGAGGCGCAAGTGGTTTGTCGATGACTTCTGCACTCCCGTCTATGAGATCTTCCTCGCCGAGGCCGTGGCCCGCGGACGCATCAGCGCCCCGGGCTTTTTCTCTGACCCGGCGATCCGGGCGGCCTACCTCGGCGCCGAGTGGATCGGCCCCTCGCAGGGCCAGCTCGACCCGACCAAGGAGATCACGGCAGAGATCCTCGCCATCGGTGAGGGCATCACCACCCGCGAGCAGGCCACGATCCGGCTCAACGGCGGCCAGTGGGACGCCAATGTCGACCAGCTTGCCAGAGAAAACGAGAAGCTCCGGGCAGCACAGGGAGACACCAGCAGCACCTCGGCGGCCGGCGCATCCCTCTCGGCGGCTGTGCGTCGCGCTGCCATCGTCGCCGAGGTGGAAAAGACCATCAAGGAAGGAGACAAGGACAAGCATGAAAACGAATAACACCCCGCGCCTGTGCGCCGGGCCGCAGGTCGTCCAGCAGACGCCGACGAAGTTCTGGAACGTCGCCAGCGTCAGCGAGGACGAGGGCGAGATCGTCCTCTATGGCGATGTCGTCGCCCGGCAGCCTGTGGACTGGTGGACTGGAGAGCCCGAGCCCGGCCTCTATATCGCCCCCGAGAGTTTCATGGAGGATCTCGCGGCCGTCAAGGGCAAGAGCAACATCACCATCAAGATCAACAGCACCGGCGGCGACCTCTACACCGGCATCGCTATCCACAACGCGATCAAGGGCCTGAGCGGCCGCAAGGTCGTCGTCGTGGAGGGCATCGCGGCCAGCGCGGCCAGCGTCATCGCCTGCGCCGGCGACGAGGTGCAGGTCTACCCCGGCAGCATGGTCATGATCCACGGCGTCGCTGGCCTGCTGATGGACTACTACACCCTCGCAGACCTGAAGAAGCTCCAGAAGGACTTCGACGCCAGCGAGCGGGCCATCGCGGAGATCTACCACGCCAAGACCGGGATCGCGGTCGAACAGCTCCGCACCATGATGACCCGAGAGACGTGGATGGTCGGGCAGGAAGCCGTCGACAACGGCTTCGCCGACACCCTGCTCGAGGGCGACGGCCCTGATGTCAGCGTGAGCGCAGACAAGCAGGTGCTCCTCGTGGCCGGCATCCGGCACAACATCAAGGGGCTGCACAATATCCCGAGCACGATCCGCATCAACAGCATCCACGCCGCCTCGGCGGCTGGAAATAAGCCGACCGGGAACGGCGGCGAAAACAGAAAGGAAGATGAGCCCATGACTCTCGAGGAAATGAGAGCAAAGCACCCCGACCTCGTCGCTCAGATCGAGCAGCAGGCCGTCGCAAATGCCGTTGCGCAGGAGCGGGCCCGCATCGAGGCCATCGACAGCATCGCCGCCAGTGTGGGCGACACTCAGCTCGTCAGGGACGCCAAGTACGGCGAGAACACCTGCACCGCTGAGCAGCTCGCACTCAAGGCCATGCAGAAGCAGGCGGCCCTCGGCACCAAGTACCTGAAGGACGCCGCCAACGACAACGCCGAGTCCGGCGCCGCCAATGTCGGAGCCGCCCCCAACGGAGGCGAGGAAGGCAGCGAGACCGACGACAAGGCCAAGGTCGACAGCATCGTCGGCCTCTATAACACCACCAAGAACGGAGGTAAGAAGTAATGAGCAAGAGACTCGACGAAAACATCGGCACCGTCGGCTATGACGGCCTGATCGTTGCCAACGAGCCCGTCGCCGATGTCGTGACCGTAAGCCTCGCGGCCTCTCAGTGCGTGCTCGCCCGCGGCACCGTCATCACCGGAGCGGCCGGCGGCGATATGTCCGCGGCTTCCGCTGCCCTTGTGGCGACCAACGCGGTCTATATCCTCGCGGATGACACCGACACCGGCACCAGCTCTGCCGTCGTCGCTACGGCCTACCGCACCGGGCACTTTGCACGGAACAAGCTGACCACTGACGGATCCTACACTCTCGTCGCGGCCGACGAGGAGATCATGCGCAACGCCGGCATCCTGCTGAGCGACGCGCTGGACTACTAAGAGAAGGAGGAAAAGATCATGCCTTTCAACTTCTACGACACCCACACGCTGCTCATGGCCGTGCAGCAGCTCGCCCCCGCGGCGACATTCCTGCGCGACCGCTATTTCCCGACCAATGACGCGAGCGACATCTTCGCCACCGAGGATGTGCTGGTCGAGTACCGCGACGGCGTGCGCAAGCTCGCGCCCTTCGTGGCTCCCCGCAAGGGCGGCGTCACCATCCTGCGCAGGGGCTACACCATGCAGAGATACACCCCGCCCTTCGTGGCTCCCCGCCGCACTCTGACCCTCGACGAGCTGCGCAAGCGCGGTTTCGGTGAGGCCCTGTACTCTCAGCTCACCCCCGAGCAGCGCCAGCAGGTGCTCATCCTGCGCGACGCTGACGAGATGGGCGAGCTCATCACCAACCGTGAGGAGGCGATGGCTGCCGAGACCATGCTGACCAACGGCTGCATCATGAAGCATATCGCCGACGATGTCGACAAGGATGACGAGATGGAGATCCGTTTCTACGACGGAGGCACCAACCCCGCACAGTACACCCCGACGACCAAGTGGGATCAGTCTGGCGCTAAGATCCGCGCAGACCTCGGCGCCATGGCTCGTATGCTGACCAGCCGCGGCCTGCGTGCTGCCGATCTGGTATGCTCTCCCGATGTGGCTGACACCATCATCGAGAACGAGGAAATCAAGGATCTGCTCAACAACCGCCGCTACGAGCTGGGCAGTGTAGCCCCCGAGGAGCTGGCGCCCGGCGCTTCCATCGTGGCCCGCCTGAATGTCAACGGGCGCATCATCAGCGTGATCTCCTACGACGAGACCTACACCGACGACGCCGGAAAGAATCAGCTCTACATCCCGAGCGGCAAGTGCGTCCTCACCGCCCCCGCGGCTGGCCGTACCGCCTATGGCGCCGTGTCTCAGGTGGAGCAGTCTGATGGCGAGTTTCACACCTATGCCGGCCGCCGCGTGCCTAAGTATGTGTCCAGCGCCGAGGGCAACACCCGCAGCCTGACCATCTCCAGCCGCCCGCTGCTGATCCCCAACAACAAAAACCCGTGGATCGTCGCCGATGTCCTGACGGACTAAGCCGGCAGAAAGGAGCAACGACATGATCGAGATCATCGCGGGCACCTTCGGCTACTACAACGGCCGCAAGGTGATCCCCATCACCAAAGAGGACGGGCCTCAGAAGTTCGACCCCGAGCTCGAGGCTCGTCTGGTCAAAGACGGCACCGCCAAGTACGTCGACGAGCAGCCTGTGGCACCTGCCCCGGCCGAAAAGCCCGATCAGGATCCTGACGGCGCACACGAGACCGGCGAGACCACCGCTGCCCCTGAGTACGACGAGGACATGAAACTCGACGACCTGAAGGAAGTGGCGGCCGCATACGGCGTGGACGCCTCCACCATGCGCAAGAAGGCTGACGTCATCGCCGCAATCGAGAAGGCGAAGGCGGCTGTCGGAGAAACTGCCGACGACGACCAGACCGGCGACAATGAGGAGCCCCCTCAGATCGGCGCCGCGGATCCCGTCTGATGGCCTTCGACTTCAAGAAGATGGTCGCTGACGACCGCCGCCTCGTGTTCCTCAACCTCGCCGAGTTCGGCGAGGAGCACAGAGTCGACGGCAAGACCATCACCGTCGTGCTGGATGACAACGCCCTGAAGGAACGCCAAGGGGGGCAAGAGCTGGGCGTGGCAGAGTCGTCTCTCATGCTGTATGCAGCAGTCGAGGATCTGCCACCCCGGCGCCCGGCGGGCGAAGGGCTCAACATTGACGGCCGCGAGTATATCGTCAACGACTGGAGCGAGGATATGGGCGTCGCCACCATCGCGCTCGGCCAAACCGTGACCATGTAAAGGAGGTGCAGCCGTGTCCATAGTCAACAGCATCGAGACCGTCCGGGAGTGGCTGGGCTCTACTGTCTGCCCGATGGTACAGCTCAAGCTCCCGGACGACAGCGCGACCGACGCCTCCTACCCATACAAGCTGGTCAACCCGACCGCGTTCTCGCTTTTCGTCCCGTCGAAAGACAGATTGCCCCCGAAGGTTCCGGCGCCTATCCCGTCGGTCTGTGTTCAGATCGTGGAAGGTTCTGACCGCATGACCATGAGCTCGAGGAGTATCAAGATCCGACTCTGCTTCTCTGCATGGGATCCCGGCTACCATGGGCGCGACATCTTCAAACCGAAAAACGACGGCAGCGGCGCATACGTCCAGTGGCAAAACGAGGAGGCCGCGGCCTTCTTCGAGAAAAACGGCGAGGGCTGGCGCGACGCATGGAACTTCGTGGACACGGCCCTCCGCATGATCGAGAACGCCGAGTACATCGGCCCGCTGCGCGTCATGAAGGAGGACGGCATCACCTTCGGCCCTGTGTCTGAGCAGGACGCCGTCCCGGACTTCTACCCCTTCTGGTTCGCGTGGGTAGAGTTCGCGGTCGAGGAGATCCTGACACGCACGCCGAAGGACTACCAACACCTGCTTTAAGAGCAGCCGGCCGGCTGCTCTAATTTTATGCAAAGGAGGAAAAGCAGATGGCAAACGAATACCTCTACGGCGCATACGGCCACATCGGTGAGACTGTGGCACAGAGCGCCGTGCAGGCGGGCACCACGCCGGTCTATGTCGGCACGGCGCCCGTCAACCTCGTGCGCGGCTTCGCAGACGCCGGCGTCATCAATGAGCCCATCAAGCTCAGCAACATGGTCGACGCACAGCGAAAGCTCGGCTATGCGGCCGACTGGGGCACCTTTACGCTCTGCGAGGTCATGAACGCGCACTTCAACAACACCATCGGGAACATCGGCCCCATCTACGTCATCAACGTCCTCGACCCGTCCGAGGGCAAACATCGCAAGGCAGAGGAGACGACCAAGCAGCTCTCCTTCACCGGCGGCCGGGCCGAGTTTGCGAGCGGCACTATCATCCTCGACACGCTGACCATCGCCAAGAGCGAGGGCGGCGACTATGCCGAGGGCACCGACTACGCCGTGGACTATAACTTCACCAAGGGCACCGTCATCATCACCAGCCTGATCGACGACAGCCCCCTCACCGGCACCCTGACGGCCAGCTTCTACGAGGTGGACGACACCGCCATCGAGGACGAGGACATCATCGGAGGCGTGACGGCCAGCGGCGAGTATAGCGGGCTGAGCTCCATCGCCCTGCTCTACCCCGAGCAGTTCGCAGTCTGCAACCTGATCGCCGCCCCCGGCTGGAGTCATAGCCCGGCGGTCTACAACGCCATGCTCACCACAAGCCAGAAGATCAACGGCCACTGGGACTCCTTCGTCGTGGCCGACCTTCCCCTCGTGGACGGCAGCGCGCAGGCGGTCGACACCATCACCAAGGCGGTCGCATGGAAGAAGAACAACGCCTTCACCGGCGAGCGGTCGAAGGTCTACTGGCCGCAGGGCATTGACAACCTCGGCAACGTCTACCACCTGAGCACGCTGGCCGTGGTCGAGCTCATGCGGGCCGACTTCAGCCACAACAGCGTCCCGATGGAGACCTGCGGCAACAAGGCGATCCCCATCATCAAGCAGTATTTTGGAGCCAATGCCACCAACCGCGGCTTCAGCCAGCAGGAGGGCAAGGAGCTGACGCAGAACGGCATCAGCACGGCCGTCGCATGGGGCGGCGAGTGGGTGCTGTGGGGAGATCATACTGCCGCCTACACATACGGCGCAGATGTGGATCCCCGGGCGATCTTCGATGTGTCCATGCGTATGCTCATGCACATCACCAACGACTTCCAGAGGGAGTGGAGCCCGAAGATCGACGAGCCCATGACCCGGGCGCTCAAGGACGAGATCATCAACCGCGAGCAGGAGAAGCTCGACGGCTATGTCAGCATGGGCGCCCTGCTCGGTGAGCCGAAGATCGTGTTCCTCGAGAGCGAGAACAGCACCACCGACATCATGAACGGCGACTTCCGCTGGGACATCGCTGTCACCCCGACCCCGCCCCTCAAGTCTGCGAGCGTGTACGTCGCATACACCGACGCCGGCTTCTCTGTCTACTACGAAGGAGGTGACGAGTAATGGCATCTCTGTGGCTTGACCTGAAGGGCCCCATCCTCGCAAACACCGTCTACGTCGACGGCGTCCTCTGCGCGAAGGATGTGACCATCACCCTGCCGGCTGTCACGCCTGTGACTGCTGACTTCAAGGCCATGGGCACTTATACCGCACCCATGACCGGGCAGATCGAGGCGATGGAGGCAGCCATCACCAAGATCGGCATCGACTACGGCCTGCGCAACATCGTGAAACTCCAGAGCAAGACGCTGGAGGTCAGATGGGCGCAGGATGTCAAGTATGCCGATGGCTCCAGCAAGACCGAGGGCTGCAAGGCATTTCTCCGCAGCGTCCCGAAGGTGATCCCCGGCCTCTCCGTGGATCCCGGAAACCTGTCCGAGAACGAGATCACGCTGGCCGTGAGCCGCTACCAGCTTTTCGTCGCTGGGTCTGAGTTCTGGCTGATCGACCAGCTCAACACCATCATGCGCATCGACGGCGTGGACTACGCCAAAGACCTGCGCAGCGTGCTGTAACAAATGGGCGCCGCCCGAGGTGGGCGGCGTCCCTCTTTTTATCAACGAAAGGAGACAACACCATGGAAAAGCTGACACTCAGCAACCCCATCACCATCAACGGCAAGAAGGTCAAGACCCTGACCTACGACACCGGCGCGATCACCGTGGGTATGTTCGCAGAAGCCGAGGCTCTGAAACTGCGCGCCACCACCCATAAGGCAGGCGGCAGCGCCGGCGCCACCGAGCTCGACTACTCCATGCACGCCTACCTTGCCATGATGGCGATCATCGCCGTCAATCCCGACATCGACGTGACTGACCTCGAGCGCATCAGCGGCCCCGACGTCATGGAGCTCGTGAGGATCGGCAGAAATTTTACCACTTCGAGGTCGGCGGCACCCTCCGAGCAAAGCGACTCGGAGAGCTCACGCGAGACTACTCCCGAGCCTTCCACATCTCAGTCGGAGAGCTCCGGCGAGAACGCCTGACCGACTTCCTGATCGAATACTACGAAGCGGCCGAGGAGGCGAAAAAGCAGAGGGCAAGGATCCCGAAGCCAAAGATCCCCCACATCCGGCCGCATAGGAGGAGGTGACGCCAATGGCTAAAAACAAAGTGCTGCAAGCCGTCGTGAGCTTCGCCGGCTCCATTGACCCGTCGCTCGGCAAGGCGCTGGACGATGTCACCGGGAAACTGGACAAGGTCAACTGGAAGGCCGTGGCCGTCGGCGGCGCCATAGGCGGCATCGCGGTCGCAACGGGAAAGGCGGTCGTTGACGCCGGGAAGTATCTGGCAGGCCTCGGAAACGAATACAACACGGCCATCAACCAGCTCTCAGCAGCAACCGGGGCGACCGGCGCCGAGCTGGACTCGCTCGGCGAAAGCGTCAAAAACATCTACGCGCAAAACCTCGGCGACGACTTCGCTGATGTGGCTGACGGTCTGGCTGCGACGCAGAAGGCCAGCGACCTGACCGGCGAAGCTCTGGAGAAGGCAACTGCCGCCGGCTTCAACCTGCGCGACGTGTTCGACTACGATGTCAGCGAAAGCGCCCGGGCGGCGTCGGCCCTGATGAAAAACTTCAACATCGACGCCGAGGAAGCCTACGGCCTGATCGCTGTGGGCGCACAGAACGGTGCTGACAAAAACGGCGACCTGCTGGACACCCTGAACGAGTATAGCCCGCAGTTTGCGGCCCTCGGCCTCAGCGCAGACCAGTTCATCGGCACCCTCGTGGAGGGCGCTGACGCCGGCCTTTTCTCCATCGACAAGGTCGGTGACGCCGTCAAGGAGTTCAACATCCGGGCAAAGGATGGCAGCGACACGAGCCGCGAAGCCTTCGAGAGCCTCGGCCTCAATGCCGACAAGATGTTCGCAGCCTTCGCCGCAGGTGGAGACACAGCCGAGGCCGCGTTTTTCGACACCGTCGAGGCACTCAACAACATGGATGACCCCCTCGCCCGCAACGCTGCCGGCGTGGCCCTGTTCGGCACACAGTTCGAGGATCTGGAGGCCGGCGTGCTGCCGGTACTGGCGAGCATCGAGACCGCGGCCTATGACGGCGCGGCCGCTCTCCAGCAGATCAACGACGTGAAGTACAACGACCTCGGCAGCGCCTTCGAGGCGGTCAAGAGGTCGGCAGAGGTCGCTCTGCTCCCGATGGCGTCCATGATCGCCAACACCCTGACGGCTCTGGCCCCTATCCTGAGCGACACCTTCGAGGCCATCGCGCCGGTCATAACCGACACCCTAAACGCCTGTATGCCATTTGTGCAGGAGTTCCTCGTCGGTATGGGCGACACGCTCAAGACCGTCATGCCGATGGTCACGGAGCTGGCTGCGGGACTGCTCCCGCTTCTCAGCCAGCTCGTCTCGTCGTTCCTTCCCCCGCTCCTCGAGCTGGCGCAGCAACTTCTCCCCCCGCTCATGCAGATCGTGCAGGCTATCCTCCCGCCGATCTCGAGCATACTGGCGACCATTCTGCCAATGCTGACGCAGATCATCTCGACCGTGCTGCCCGTGCTGACCAACCTGATCGCCACGCTGCTGCCGGTCATCACCCCGCTGCTGGAGATCGCCCTTCAGATCGTCAACAGCGTCATCATGCCGCTGCTGCCGCCCCTGATGCAGATCGTCGAGGCGCTGCTGCCGCCCCTGATGTCGCTCCTCAATGCGATCATGCCGATCCTGAGCCCCCTGCTGGGGCTGCTTCAGCCCATCGCCTCGGTGCTGGGCACCATCGCCGGAGTCATCGCCGACATCGTCAGTTTCGGAGCGGGAGTGCTCGACAAGCTCGGCGGCCTCTTTGGCTTCGGAGGAGGAGGATCCGCTGCTGGATATGCGACCGGCGGCTTCACGAGCGGCCCGTCGCTCGCCGGCGAGGATCCGCGCTATCCGACAGAGGCCGTCATCAGTTTCAACCCTGCATACAGGTCGGCAAACCTCGCCTACTGGGCGAAAGCCGGCCAAATGCTCGGAGCTATGGACGAGGGCAGCTATGAGCCCATCAGCACAGGATCCGGCACGTCTGTGGTCTACGACCTGAGCGGCCTGTCCTTCAGCCCCAAGATCGAGGTCAAGGGAGACACCGACGAGGACGCCCTGATCCGAAAGCTGCGGGATCTGGAGCCTGAGTTCATCGACTTCGTACTCGAAGCACTCGCAAGAAGGGAGGGTGGCGCCTATGTCACAGCGGATAGTCGGCTATATTGATTACACCGCGCAGGGCGGCGACACCTTCGACAGCATCGCACTGGCAGCATATAACGAGGAGCGAATGGCGAGCACTATCATCGACGCCAACCGCGACCTCTGCGATGTGCTGATTTTCGAGGGCGGCGAGGCCGTGCGGATCCCAATCGTCGAGACTGTGGAGACGCCGGACACTCTGCCACCGTGGAGGAGGTGACGGCCCTGTGAAAATCATCTACGAGGGGACGGACATCTACCCCGAGATCAGCGTCCACCGCTGCTTCCACGATATGTTCGCAGATAAGCAGAGCGACGAGCTGCTGCTCAAGCTCAACGACACCCGGGAGCTGTGGGACAGGTGGAGCCCGAAAAAGGGCGACACCATCGCCGTCGAGGACGGAGCTGCAAAGACCGGGAAAATGTTCGTCGAGAGCGTCGTCCCCGAGTCCGGCCTCATAACCCTGCGGGCCTACTCTGCCCCGCAATCCACCAAGGACAAGAGGAGCAAGTCGTGGGAAAAGGTCAAGTTCCTGCAACTGATCCAAGAGATCGCCGGCCGGCACGGCCTCACGGTCGAGACCTACGGCATCACAGACCAGACATACGACTATGTCGAGCAGAACAACCTCCCCGACTTTGCTTTTCTTCAGGCACGCTGCACCCTCGAGGGCGCGGCTTTTTTAGTCTATGACGGCAAGCTGGTCGTCTACGACGAGGCATACATGGAGGGGCAGCAGCCCGTCGACACCATCACCATAACGCCGGCCAACGACTTCGAGTACCGGGACGAGGGCGCCTACGCCTACGGCTCGGCCGAAGCCGTCAACGGCGGCCTGACCGGCACCTTCTCGGCTCCGGCCGGAGGTGACAAGGTGCTGCGCAAGATCCTCCCCTTCCGCATGACCGACCAAGCAGAGGCCGACCGCTTCGCAAAGGGCCTGCTCCGGGACGCCAACAAAGAGGCAACCGTCGCAACGCTCTGGACGGGGACGCTGCTGCGCGAGTATGCAGCAGGATCCGTGGTGACGCTCTCCACCGAGAGCGTCGCATCGTGGGACGGCACGGCCTTCGTCAGCCGGATCCGGCACGATTATGTCAAGAGCCGGAGCAAGCTATATCTGCGCAAGCCTCTGGAGGGATATTGACCATGCCAAACAGCAACACCCAAATGATCCAAAAGGGCAAGATCTCGAGCATCGAGGGAGAGCCCGACAGAAACGGCGACAAGACCACGGCCCGGGTGCTTCCAAGCACAGCGGACAGCCTCGTCACGAGGCCGCTGACGATCCCGTGGTATCTGCGCGGGGAGATGGGAAACCTGAGCCCCGGCGTGGAGGTCGCTTACGCTATGTTCGAGGACGGCACCGGCCTGATCCTCTCCCGCATGGACGGAGAGTGGCCCGGCATCGTCCCCGGAGACATCACCATCAAGAAGGGCGCCGTCACCGTGCAGGACAAAGGCGTCAGCGTTCCGTCGGCCGATGTCACGGCCAGTGGCATCAGCCTGAAAAGCCACACCCACACGGGCGTGCACGGAGAGACGAGCGGCCCGAACTAAGGAAGGAGGCCGAGCATCATGTCCGTCATGGCATCGTGGAACGGCAAGACGTGGGGCGTCTCCCCTGAGAGGATCGCCGCCCTGAACGGCGTCTCGGCCAGCGTGGAGCTGGACACGGAGAACAGCGACGACAAGGCGGGATCCCCGGCCACCAAAACCAAGGCGCTCAAGCTCCAGAGCATGAGCTTCGACTTCGATCTCGCCGTCGCCGTGGGCTGCGATGTCCGCGGCGAGTACGAGTCGTGGACGGCGCTGGTGGGCCAGTACGCCCCCTTCTACCTCGGCGGCACGCGCTTCGGCCCGGCCAACCTTCAGCTCACTGGCGTGAGCCTCAGCGACACTACGGTCGACAATCTCGGCCGGATCCTGAAGGGGAAGATCACCATCAACCTGACGGAGTACGCTGAGGAGGCCAGCAGCAAGAAGGCAACCGCCGGGAGCTCTACCGGGGGAAGCTCGTCCCCGGCTGGGGTCTCCAGCGGAGTCGGCCCGCGCCTGAGCGCACTGACCGTCGGAGCATCCAGCAGCGACAAAGCTGCAAAGAAACCAAACAACACCCAACTGACCTAAAGCGAGGTGATCCCATGAAAGCAAGCGGCAACGCAGCACCAGAGACCTGCGTGCAGAACCTCCTAAAGACCATCCGCGGCGAGGTGCCATACGAGCGCATCAAGGGGATCGACCGCACCCTGATCGACAAGCCGAGCGGAACGGCGGCCGACGAGCTGGCCGCTGATGTGGAGTTCGTTGTGGAAACATACGAGCCCCGCGTGCGCCTGAGCTCGTCCGAACTGGTCGCGCTGGCTGAACAGGCCGGAGGCTTCGAGCTACGGGCCAGCATTGACAACAACACACTCTGAAGGAGGTGAACAGCATGAGCGACGAGACCAACACCTATGGCGACGACATCCACCTCACCACCACCGACGCGACGACCATCTACAACACCCTGATCGCTGCGCTCGAAAAGGGCGCCGGCGAACCTCTGTACCCCGGAGACGAGCGCCGGATTTTCGGCGAGGGGCTCGTGGCCGTGTTCGTCGCCCTCTACAATAGCCTCGACGACACCGGACGGCAGACCCTTCTCCGTTATGCGCGGGGCGAGGTGCTTGACGCCATCGGCGAGCGGCTGGATGTCCACCGGCTGGAAGGATCCCCGGCAAAGACGACCATGCGCTTCTCGGTGAGCACCCCGCAGCCCAACAACATCATCATCCCGAAGTGGACAAAGGTGACGCCAGACAGCGACCACTACTTTGCCACCGACGAGATCGCCGTCCTTCAGGCCGGCGCCTACTCTGTGGAGATCCCGACCTCGGCCGTCAGCAACGGCACCGAGTACAACGGGTACGCCCCGGGCACCATCACCACCCTCGTCGACCTGATCCCATACATCGAGAGCGTCACCAACATCACAGCAACGGCCGGCGGCGACGATGGCGAGCCCTACACCGAGGAAGGCGACAACAGACTGCGCGAGCGCATCCGGCTGGCGCCGGCGTCCCAGTCTACGGCCGGGCCCGAACAGGCTTACATCTACTGGGCCATGACGGCCGACAGCTCCATCATCGACGCCCGGGCAGTCAGCGAGACGGAAACCATCAGCCGCACCCTGACGGTCTACGACGGCCACGCCTTCATCGGAGGCGGCCGGCTGCTGCCGGGCACCCTGATCGTCAAGGAACACGGGGAGAGCACGGCCGGCGTGGAGGACGCCGACTACACCGTGGACTACACCGACGACCTACTGACCATCGAGCTCAAGGGTGCCCTCACGGACGCCACGAGCCTCGACATCACCATCACCCGCACCCTCGAGGGCTGCGTCAAGATCGTCCCCCTTCTGGAGGGTGGAGCAATCCCCGACGAGAGCATCCTCGAGAAGGTGCTGGAAGCGTGCAACGCATCAGACATCCGGCCGCTCACCGACGTGGTCAGCGTCGTGGCCCCGGAGGTCATCACCTACGACATCGAGATCGTCTACTACGCCACCCCCGAGACAGAGGCCGAGGTCGTCGCCAACGTGGAGGGCACGAGCGGTGCAATCGACCGCTACAACGAGTGGCAGGTGGGCGCGCTGGGCCGGGACATCAACCCCGACCAGCTCCGCAAGCGGATCCTCTGCCCGTCGTGGGGCGAAAACCTGACCGGCGCCTTCCGCGTGGACGTGACCAAGCCGGTCTACACACCCGTCAGCGACACACAGGTCGCCAAGTTCAGCGGGCACATGACTGTCAGCCACAAGACAGAGAGCGAGGTGATCTAAATGCGACTCAGCGAAGTCGAGATGATCAAGCTCCTGCCCTCATGGATGGCACAGGACGGCGCCGACCGCGGGCTGGCCGCTGGCTGCGACACCCTATCCCGCGACGCCTTCGCCCGGCTGAAACTGTTGAGCAGATGGGACAAGATCGACCAGCTCAGCGAGGCCGAGCTGGACGAAATGGCGTGGGAGCTGAACATCCAGTGGTATGACAGCACCGCGCCCATCGAGACCAAGAGGGCCGTCATCCGCAGCGGCGACCGCGTCTACGCAAAGCTCGGCACCCGCTACGCTGTGGAGCAGATCATCACCGATTACTTCGGCAGCGGAGAGGTCAGGGAGTGGTATCAGTACGGCGGCGCCCCCTACCATTTCAAGGTGCTGAGCGACAACCCGGGGCTCGTCAACGACAACCTCAACCTGTTTCTCTCCCTGCTGCGTACTGTAAAGCGGCGCAGCGCGTGGCTCGACGCGATCCTGATCTGCCTGACCGGAGAGATGTTCCTTTATGCCGGGATGGCTGTGCGAGAGCACGGAGAGGAGCGACACGTCATGGGGACAGACGAGATCCACCTCTACCACGGGGCGGCCATCCACGACAACAACCGGGAGACCGTCACCATCGGCACCAGCGTCCTCGCTTCAGACTAAGGAAAGGAGAAAGACATGGCCGCATTTATCAACAACGACATCACCGCCGCGGGCCTTCTCGTTCTGGCGAAGGGCGTGGCGGGCAAAAAAATCAACTACACCCGGATCGTCCTCGGCGACGGCTACCTCGAGGAGGGACAGACGCCCCGCTCCCTCACCGATGTGGTCAGCCCGAAGGCGACCATCGACATCACGAAATGCGTCGTAAACGGGGACGGCACCGTCTCCGTCGGCGGCGTGTTCACCAACGACCAGACCGACGACGGCTTCTATTATCGGGAGCTCGGCCTCTATGCTGAGGATCCTGACGAAGAAGTCGGCGAGGTGCTGTACTGCTACGGCAACTGCGGCGACCTCGCCGAGTGGATCCCCCCGACCGGCGGCGCCACCATCGTCGAGAAAACCATCGACATCGTCACCGCCATCGGCACGGCCACCAATGTGACCGCCTACATCCCCGCGGATGCCTACGCCACCAAGGAGGACTACGAAAACTACAAGGCCATCGCACTCGCAGCGCAGGCCACGGCCAATCAGGCCATCCTTCTCGCGCAGCAGGCGGTCGGGATCGCACAAAAGGCCGAGGCCGCTGTGGTCGACCTGAGCAACATCGTCCAACAGAACACCGGCAAGATCACGACCCTGTGGGACGCTGTGTTCGGCGACATTACGACCAACCCCTTCCAGATCACCTTCGCGGATCTGGAAGGCATCACCCTCACCTCTGGCGTCTGGAACGCTACGCTTCAGCGCCTCGAGTGCTAAGCCATGGACGGCTATGGCTACACGCCGATCCCTCCAGCAGAGGCGTCGTGCATCATCGCGCACCTGTTTGTCGAGCTGGCTCTGCCGTGTTCGTGCTGCAATCGTGAGGACGGCGTGATCGTCATTCAGGGCACAGCCTACGACGGCACAGACGCGAGGATCACCATCAAAGGGGAGGAGGTGAGGTACTACGGCAAGCAACGGACACTCGCGGCCATACGAGCGGGCAAATGTAGGCCGCCCGCCCTTCGGCCGTGAAAAGCTCCCGGAGATGCAGGTCATCAGCGACGCCAAGGAGCTCGAAAAACACACCTACATCAAGACGCGCAACCCGAACATCTTCCCGAAGAAGGAGCGGCTCGGGCTCGCGCAACGGATGATGAACGAGGCCAGCGACCTCGTCGCTGACCTGATGGAGGCCAACGATCTGCTCCTGACCGACCCGGAGGAGAGACAAATGCGATACAGAGCCCAACGCTCGGCCCTGCGCAACTGCCGGAAGCTGATCCACCACATTGAGCTCGCCCACGAGATCCTCAGTGGGCTCAGCGATGACGCCTTCGCGCACTGGTCAAGAATGGCGGCCGGCGTCAAAAACCAGACCGCAAAATGGTACAAATCAGATAAAGAAAGGGCCGCGAAGATGGACGCGCAGGCGCGCCATCAATAGGCAGCCCGTGGGGTACGCCTTGTTTTTTCGTGCCGGGTCGGCCAACAACGCCCGCAACGTCAATTCCGACGGCACGCTGAACAGGAACAACGCCTACAACGGCAACAACGGCCTGCGCCCCGCTTCGATGGATAGCCCGACTTATTAACCGGCCGGAAATGGCCGGCGAACACTGTGCGCCATCATCCAAGGAAGGCGTATCCCTCCCGCACCCGGAGCCGTATGACCGGCCCGGCCATGGGTAAACACAGGACTGCCGATGCTCCCGGCGGCGCACGCAAAGCGTGGCCGGAGCTGCCGACGGCAGGGATTTTTTACATGGAGAACATCGTCAACAGTTTCAACGCACTATACAAAGCATACCGCAAGACCCGCTGCGGGAAGCGAGACAACCCGACGGCCATGCGCTACCGTATGGAGGCCATAGAGCGCACGGCCGACCTCTCTGACCGTCTCCAGCGGCGCGAGTACATCTTCGGGCCCTACTATCCCTTCAAGGTGTACGAGCCCAAGGAGCGGCTCGTCCTCGCCATAGACTTCGAGGGCAAGGTCGTCCAGCACTCGCTATGCGACAACGTCCTCGAGCCAACATTCTCCCGGCGCTTCATCCGGGACAACTATGCGGGGCAGATCGGCAAAGGCACCCACGACGGCCTCGACCGTCTGGCCGACGCTATGCGTCACTATTTCTTCAGCCGGAAGGCAGCAGACGAGGAGGCCCGGAGGGCCGCCGGCCTGCCATACCGGCCGATGGAGGAGTGGGACTACGCGGAGGGCTGGGTGCTGAAAGGGAACTTTTCAAAGTTCTTTTATACCCTGCTGCACGCCGTCTGCTTCGCAAAGGCCCGCAAGGCTCTGGCCGTTCTTCCTGACGCCGAGCTGGTCGACTTCGTCGAGTGGCTTCTCTGGATCGTCATCGACAGCACGCCAGACCCCGGCATCCCAATCGGCAACCAGTCGAGCCAACTGCTCGCCCTGTTATATCTGGACGACTTCGACCACTGGCTGCGGGACGACCTCGGCCTCGTCTATGGCCGTTATATGGACGACTTCTACATCATCAGCAGCGACAAGCTGCTGCTCCGGGAGATCCTCAAGCAGATCAAGGCGTACATCAAGCCGCTGGGGCTACGCCTGAACGGCAAGACGCAGATCTTCCCCCTGAAGAACGGCATCGACTTCCTCGGCTTCCACACATACCTCACGAACACCGGCAAGGTGGTCAGAAAGGTCAGAGCCAAGAGCATCGACAACATGAAGCGGAGGATCAGAAAGTTCCACGGCCTCGTGGACAGGAACAAGATGACGCTCGAGAGCGTGGCCCAATCCTACGCAAGCTGGACGGGCCACATCTCGCACGGCAACACCTACCACCTGCGGCAGAACATGGACGCCTATTTCTACGGCTACTTCCCGGAGTTAAAACCAACACCGAAAGGAGAAACGCCTCATGCCTCAAAAACTGAGCAACCTCGCCAACAAGAGCAAGGTCAAGTTCGGCAGCCTGTACGGCGCGCCGATCATCTGGATCGTCGGCGACAAGAACCATAGTGGCTACCCGTCCAACAGCGTCACGCTTGTGACCAATCAGATCATCAAGCTGCTCTGCTTCGACGCTACCGAGCCTTCCAATGGAAACAGCGACCGAAGAAGCTGGGGTAACAACCGCTACATCTGGTCAAACCTGCGCCAGTGGCTTAACAGCGACGCCGGAGCCGGCAAGTGGTACACCGCGCAGCACTCGGCCGATCAGGCCCCTGACTCGTCCCATGTTTACAGTGGGTACAACCCCTACAACACCATCGCCGGCTTCCTTAACGGCTTCACGGCCAACGAGCGGGCCGCCCTACTCTCCACCACCATCACGGTCGGCAAGAGCTCAACGGACGGAGGCGGGACTGAGACCTGCGTGGACAAGATCTTCCCCCTGTCCTGCACAGAGGTCGGCCTCTCCGGCGACCATGTCTGCGGCGTCAAGCTGGCGATCTTCAGCGACAACAGCAGCCGCATCGCAACCGTCTCGGCCTCTGCCGCTGCCAACTCCAACTACGACGTCAATGCAAATCAGGCGTGGTACTACTGGCTGCGGGACGCCTATGCCGGGTCGGCCGGCGGCGCCCGCCTCGTCTATTCTGACGGCACGCTGAACTGGAACGGCGCCTACTACGGCAACTTCGGCCTGCGCCCCGCTTGTAATCTGTCCTCTGATCTCCTTGTCTCCGATACCACCGACTCGGACGGCTGCTACACAATCGTCTACAATCAGGCGCCCACGGCGCCGTCGACCATCACCGTCCCGAGCGAGGTCATCGGCGGCGAAAACCTGAGCATCTCGTGGGGGCAGTCTACCGACCCCGACGGAAACCTCGCCGGCTACAAGCTGGAGAGAAAGGTCAACGGCGGCTCGTGGTCTCAGGTCTACTCCGGCAGCTCCCGGAGCTACACCGACTCCATCACCTACGGATGGGAGAACGTACAGTACCGCGTCAAGGCATACGACGCGGCCGGCGCCGAGAGTGCGTACACCACCAGCGCCGTGCGCACTGTTACCAACAACCGGCCGCCCGTCATCAGTGGAAGCGACACCGACCTCGGCAGCTTCACCGCAGCGCCGCCCTCCTATGAGTACACAGTAACCGACGCCGACGGCCATCAGGTCACGGTCGTGGAGAAACTGGACAACACCACGCTGCGCACCTACACGGCCACCCTCGGAGACACCAACGAGCTGACGATCACGAGTGACCAGTGGCTCAAGCTGCTCAATGGAGACCACACCCTGACCATCACCGCCACCGACGCCAAAAACGAGAAGGCTGTGCGCACCCTGTCCTTTGACAAGGCCGTGCACTCCATCGAGTTCGTGCAGACCGTGGCGATGGCGGCCGACGATATGCCGACCAAGGCACTCGTCAATATTCAGGGCAGTTTCCCGGTCGGCAGCACCCTTCAGGTCTGGATCTGCAACAACGGCAACGACGCAGAGCCCACATGGGAGGACATCACGCAGAAGGCACTCAACAGCCAGAAGCACTTTTTCACCAACGACACAAAGACCGCCGCAGACTGGGGCGTCAAGATCAAGGTCAAGCTCCTGCGCGGCTCGGCCGAGGGTGCTTGCTACATCCAGTCGGTCGGCGGTAACTTTGCGTAAAACCACAAGGAAGGAGGAGCGACATGGTCTACTTCATGGAGCACAGCATCAAAGCTATCCACGAGAAGGAGGAGGCCGGCGGCGCCGGCGGCACCTCCCCCGAGGACAAGCAGCGCATCACCGACCTCGAGAACGAGCTCGAGGATCTGACCGGCGCCATTGAAAGGGGGCTGACCACATGAGCACCAAGTACAGCGGCCTCGAGGCAGCTCTGCGCAGCGCCCGCATGACATTTGTGAGCGAGGCCGAAGCTGGAGACCGAACCGGCACCGAGATCATCGCTTGCGAGGATCTGCTGCCGGCGTGGACGAATGAGGGCCCCAAGGGCGACGGCAGCCACGAGGTCAACGAAGCCTGCACTCACAGCGGGCAGAGCTGGCGCTGCTGCCAAGCTCACAACACCAAAAACAACCCGGACATCGAGCCGGGCAAGAGCCCCGCACAGTGGGTGCCATACCACACCACCGACCCGAAGAAGGCGAAGCCGTTCATTCAGCCGACCATGGCCGAGGACAGCTACCAGAAGGGCGAGGTCTGCCTCTGGACTGATGGCAAGGTCTACCGCTCTATCAAGGAGGACGCCAACGCATACAGCCCCGAGGCATACCCGCAGGGCTGGGAGGTCGTCGAAATCGAGGATGGAGGTGCAGCATGATCGAGTTAGACATCGCACAGCTCGTGGCCCTCATGGGGATCCCGTCGGCCATCACTGGCCTGTGTTTCTGGTGCATCCAGAGACGGCTCACCAAGAGGGACGAGGAGCTTGACCGCAGGGACGCTGCCCGCGAAAGAAACGAGGTGCTACTCGTGCGCAGCGTCGGGGCCGCCATCGCGCTCGGAGAGGCGACGGCCACCGCGCTGAAGAACGGCCACGCCAACGGCGAGACGGAGGCGGCCCTCGAGTATGCCAAACGCATCAAGCACGAGCAGAAGGACTTCCTCACCGAGCAGGGCATCAAAGCACTGTACTGAAGGAGGCGCAGACCGTGGAGAAATACGAACCGAAGCGCCTCGCGCAGAAGCGCCGCCCGTGGGAGTTCTCGAAGAAGCTGGCCGCGTGGGCCGTGGCCGTCGCCACACTCTCGGCCGTTGCGTCCTATGTGCTGGCCTTCAGAGACCAGCAAACTGCCAGCGACGTCACGACCACCATCTTCACGGCCTGCATCGGCTACCTCGTAAGCTACGCAGCCAAGTCGGCCACCGAGAAGATCAGCCGCAACCGGCACGGGCTGGACGCGGATGGGGCTCCGTACCAAACGACAAGCACGGACACATCAGATGGAGAGCCCTCTGATGTGCCGTGTCCGTCATCAGAAACAAAAGGATAGAAAGGGGTACAAATTATGGAAATTTCCGCTATTATCGCCATTATCGGCGTACTCGTCGCCATCACCAACATCATCGTCGAAGTCGTCAAGAAATCCACATGGGACAAGCTGCCCACCAATATTCTCGCGCTTATTGTGGCGCAGGCCCTCACAATCGCCTCTGGTCTTGCCTACACGCAGATCGAGGCGATCAGCCTCACATGGTACATCGTCGTCGCCTTCGTCGTGATCGGCTTCATGGTAGCGTATGCGTCCATGTTCGGCTTCGACAAGCTGAAGGAGATCATGAACTGGAAGAAGGAGGGCGCAGACAATGAGTAACAGCCCCCTGATCTCCTACACCAAGCTCAGCCCTAACCACTCCGGCAAACGCACCAAGAGCATCGACACCATCACGATCCACTGTATGGCGGGCCAGCTCTCAGTCGAAAGCTGTGGCGCCCTGTTCGCTCAGAGCAGCCGGCAGGCGTCCAGCAACTACGGCATCGGCCCCGACGGCCGCATCGCTCTCTATGTGGACGAGGGCAACCGCTCGTGGTGCACATCGTCCAACGCCAACGACCAGCGCGCCGTCACCATCGAGGTCGCAAGCGACGCCACTCACCCCTATGCCGTCAAGGATAAGGCATACGAGGCGCTGCTGGATCTCGTGACCGACATCTGCAAGCGCAACGGGATCAAGAAGCTCGTCTGGTCTACCAACAAAAACGACCGCGTCAACCACCTGAACGGCTGCAACATGACCGTGCACCGGGACTACGCTGCGAAAGCCTGCCCCGGGGACTATCTCTACAACCTGCACGACGAGATCGCGGCCGAGGTCAACAAGCGGCTCGGCGCATCCGGCGGCAGCTCCACCCCGCCCACCGGCGGGAACACTACCGCGGGTGACATCAAGGTCGGCGACGAGGTGGAGTTTACCGGCACCCGCCACTATGTCAGCGCAACTGCCACGGCCTCCTCGGCCTGCAAACCGGGCAAGGCCAAGGTCACAGCCATCGCAAAGGGGAAGGCTCACCCATACCACCTGATCGCCGTCTCCGGCGGCGGCTCCACCGTGTACGGATGGGCAGACGCGGCCGACATCAAAACCAGCGGTGCCGGAGGAGCCACGACTGCCTCCTACACCGTGAAGGTGACGGCCGACGCGCTGAACATCCGCAAAGGGCCGGGCACCAACTACGGCACCAACGGCACCATCAAGGACAAGGGCGTCTACACCATCGTCGCAGAGAGCGACGGCCCCGGCGCCTCCAAGTGGGGCAAACTCAAGAGCGGGGCCGGCTGGATCTCTCTGGACTACACGCAGCGGCTCTAATTGTGCAATATGCCTTCGCTGTGGCGCGGATCGCGCCCGGCCAGAGTCCGCAAAACTGTCAATATAAACAAAAAGCCCGCCCGGGAGAGAACCCGGGCGGGCCTTTTCTTTTTGCTTTACTCCTCGCCGATGTCAACGGGGGCATCTTCTTCCAACCCTTCGGCCGAAAGCTCTGCGTCGGTCGGCCTGAAGCGGACGACATAGCCGTTTGCATCATAGAAGCCGCCGAGCGCGACCGTGAAGATGTCCACGATCCAACCGATACCGAAGAAGCCGGCCGTCAGCGTCCAGATGACGCCTGTGCCAATCTTCCCCACATAGTAGCGGTGCGCGCCAAACATACCGAGAAAGATGCACAGCAGCAAGACGACCAACTTGCTTTTCGGTGAGGTGGGACGCTGCGCAGACGGCACACTGGCCGGCCGGCTGCCGCCGCCGGTCGTTGTGTACGACAGACCAGTGCCGGGGATCCCGACGGTCGTGTGGCTTTTCCCTGTGGTGCTGACCGTGTGTTTCAGCCCCTTCGGCCCGAAACTGACGCTCGCGCTCTTTTTGTTAAAATTGACACGGACGCCCGGGGCGATCTTGAAACTTCTCCTAAAGCGTAAACCCATGATCTACTCCTCCTTTTTTTGCCTTTGCCTTTTTTAGCATTTAGACATCTTTGGCATAATATTACCATGCCGGGCGTGCTAATGTCAAATAGGCATCTTTGGCATAAAGGGAGGGGGCGCATATTTGAAGATATACAGACCATACGGCCGGTGCAACATCTCGGGCGAGCGCGTCCGCGAAGCCAGAGAACGGGCCGGCCTATCGCAGGAGCGCCTCGCGTATAAGATCCAGATCGCGGGGCTCGACATCACACAGAAGGCCATCAGCCGGATCGAGACGGGCGACAGAGTGGTCGCAGACTACGAGCTCGAATATCTGGCCGACGCTCTCGGCGTGACCGTCTACTACCTGCTCGGGAAAGAATAGCAGCAGCCCGGCCGTCTGGCCGGGCTGCTTTTCTCTTTCACCTATTGACATTATACAACAAATGTTGTATAGTTAAGACACACACAAAGCCACTGGAGGAGGGTGCCACATGGAAACGATCACCACCGGAAAAAGGCTGAAGGCGCTGCGAGAAAGCCGCGGCCTCTCTCAGTCTCAGCTCGCAAAGAAGGCCGACATCAACAGCAGAGTCCTCCAGACCTACGAGCAGGACGACCGCGACATCGCCGGGGCTAAACTCAAAACCATCCTGAAGATCTGCGTCGCTCTGGAGTGCAGACTGGAGGACATCGTCACGGACGAGGAGACCCTGACACTGATCGCAGCGTACAAGGGATGACGACGAAGGGGCGGCCGAGTGGCCGCCCCTTTTCTTTTTCACGGAGGGATCACCATGGGAAAACATTTCAGCCACCTGACACCTACACAACGCACGCAGATCGACGCCTTCGTGCGGGCCGGCATGAAGGTCGTGGACATCGCAAAGGAGATCGGCGTCCACTATACCACCATATACCGGGAGCTCAAGCGGTGCACCTACGAGCACCTCAACAGCGACTACACCACCGAGATCCGATACAACCCGGACGGGGCGCAGGCTCGGTATGAGGCCAATCTTCGGGCAAAGGGCCCGGAGCTGAAAATCGGCAACGACTACGAGCTGGCCGACTACCTGATCGGGAAGATCCGGGATGAAAAGTACAGCCCCGAGGCTGCCATCGGCGAGGCCGAGGTCTGTGGCTGGCCCTTCCGTGTGCACATCTGCGCAAGCACGGCCTACAACTACATCAGGGCCGAGATCTTCGGCGACGACCTCACTGTGGAAATGCTGCCGCAGCGCGGAAAGAGGCGCAGGAAGCCAGAGCGGCCAGATGGAAGCATCCCCCGCAAGCCTGCCGGCAAGAGCATAGAAAAGCGGCCGGAGATCGTGAACACGCGCACGACCTTCGGCCACTGGGAGATGGACAGCCTCGAGAGCGGCAAGGGCTTCAAGAGGACGTGGCTCATGCTGACCGAGCGAAAGACCCGCCGCGAGATCATCGTCCCCATGAAGGACAAAACCAGCGAGAGCGTCGTCCGTGCCCTCAACGGAATAGAGAGAAAGCTGGGCTCCCTGTTCCCGAGGATCTTCGTGACCATCACCTGCGACAACGGCACGGAGTTCTCTGACGCTGATGGCATCGAGAACAAGCGACGCGGGAAAGGAAAGCGCACGACCGTCTACTACTGCCACCCGTACACACCAAGCGAGCGCGGATCCAACGAAAACCAAAACGGGCTGATCCGGCGGCTCGTCCCGAAAGGGACAGACCTCTCCACCATGTCGCCCCAAGACGTGAAGGCCGCGGAGGCGTGGCTCAATAGCTATCCCCGCAAAATGTTCGGTTTTCTGTGCGCCGAGCAGCTTTTTCGGGAGGAGCTGGCCCTCATTATGGGCCGATGAAAAAAATTTTAGACTTTTTTAGCATTTACTATTGACAAACGGC